GCCCTCTGTTGAGGGCTCTCACCGAGATCTTTACAGATTTCGGAATAGCATTTCGCTTCCCTGAGGACGCTTCATGGAGGTCACTCCTATGTCTCGGTTCCGTGAGCAGGATATTAGGGTCCAAACGATCGGCACTCGCGTGTCGCCGATTGGTCCTACTACCACTTACGTGTCCAAGACTGATGGAGTCTGGCGCAAAAGTACAGACGAGATAGGGTTTTATCCGTTACCAACGGATTTATTACTCTACGAGTCGGGTACTTATGTACCAGTTCGGACGCTGAGCCGGCCTAATGGATGGCAATGGACAAATTGTCCGCTATCCTACCAGCCAGCGATTCCCGATCCACATCAGAAGTGGCCCGTTCTAACAGCGTTAGATCGGAACACTTTGGCGTGGAAGATACTCTCGGAAACGAATCCGTCGGTACCTCATGTGAGTATACCGACATTCGTTGGAGAGTTGAAAGACCTGCCGTCTCTTGTCAAAGGCTACGGAAAGGGACTGCTAAAGTCCATTTCTAATGGCTACCTCTCTTGGAGGTGGGCCATTAAGCCGATGATTGGAGACCTGCGCAAACTCCTACGCTTCCAGAAAGCCGTTAATGAACGGCTAACATGGTTGTATAGGCTTCGCGCTGGTGAAACGTTGCGGCGAAGGGTAGACCTAGGTGTGACGTCCATTAATGACAACGCCCAGAGTGTCTTTATTGACACCACTGGATGTTGGATTACTGGCACCTCAGAACTCCGCTATGTCCGTAAGGCATGGGGGTCGGCGCAGTGGAAACTGCTACCGGATTCCGTTCTGCCTCAAGTTGGTTCCCGCGAGCTCAACCAGCTCGCTTGGAAGACAACTTTTGGTATAACGAGTCATGAGGCTTTGGCCACGGCTTGGGAGTTAACTCCTTGGTCGTGGTTGGCAGACTGGTTTGGTAATGTTGGCGATGTTATCGCCGCCACCAACAACTCGGTCGGCTGCACCTGGGGGCATGTGTGTTATATGCGAACACTCAACGCAAGAAGAGTGGTCAAGTATAATACAACTCAGTCAGACGCAGATCAACTCGCGGCCTTAAATGGCCAAGAGTATTATGCGCTGACTGTGCGTAAGGAGCGATATGTTGTCGCTCCGGTCCTACCGCTTCCCGTTCCTCAACTGCCCATTTTAACAAATGGGCAGTGGTCGATCCTAG